TATCATATAGGTTTCAAATAGAAGGAAATAAACTTGTATTCTTAGCTGACGGTGGAGATGTCGTTTTATCTGACGTAGGAGTTAAACCTTCAGGAGAACCTTTTATAAATACAGAGCTCGTTAAAAACGAGATGACAAAATATTTTAAACAAATGCAAGAAATGAACGATCAAGAATTTGCTGACGCTAAAGAAGCAGATAGATTAGCAAATCATCCCGAAAGAGATAAGATTTTAGCTATACAAAATTTAATTGCTAAAGAAAAAGGACTTAAAGAAGGAGAAGATATAGCAGAGGAATATACAAAAGAAAAATTATTAGCATACTTAGGACAAGCAGACGATGCTATGATTAGAACTTATGATGATAAGTATTTAATTATTTATAATCCTAAAAGCGGCAACGACGATAATGCTAATATGTGGGGTGATGATACTGTATTTGGAGTAGATCAAGATGGAGAAGAGTATGAAGTAAGGTATGACCAAATAGATGGCTTACAATTAGAAGATATTAATGAAGAATCAGAGATGGACAAGGTTATCAAGGCTAAAAAAATGGTGAAAGATTTAGCTCCTGAGATGAATAAATTACCTCAAAACAATATAAGAAGAGTATTATTTATTAAACATGTAAAACAAATAAATCAGAAATACAAGGAGCTATTAGCTAAACAAGACGATAAAATATCAGGAACAGGTAGAGATCAAGAGTTAGATGAAGGAAGAGGAGATTTCGATGATGTATTAAAAGCTATAGAAAATATGTCTAACAATGATGATATATCAGAAAGAGACGCAGCAGCAGAAATAGTATTAGCTTTAGCAGATAGATTTCAATTACCAGTAGATAAGAATCTAGAAGATTATATGGAAGAAGAGATTCTTAAAGAAAACTCTATGGAGTTAGAAACTTTATTTGGAGCATTAGGATATAGAGGAGGATTCGAAGAATTTATAGAAGATAATCCTGGAGCTGTAGAAGCACTACATGGATGGATTACTAGTGTACCTGAATTTAGAAAGAGACTAAGTGCTGAATTTTCCAATTCAGAATTAGACAGTATGGGAATTTATGATATACCGGGCTATGATGAAGATGATATAGATGAAGCTGGACCTGGATTTGCTCACGACTGTGCTGCTAAAGTAGTACACGAGAAGTACGGGAAAGGTAACTGTATACCGGAAAAACATACCTTAGTAAAAGAAGGTAAAAAATATGTAGTCACTCACTATGATGTTTTATTTGAAAGTGGCACTACAGTAAAAGATATACCAGTCAGTGAATTAGAAATTAAAACATCTAACGAGCACTGGCACAAAGGGTATAAAAAGAAAAAGAAATAAAATGAACAAAGCTAAATTAGAAAATATAATTCTAGAGGCGTACGAAGAGGTACTTAAAGAAAGTTTATTAGATCAATTAAACGAAGAAGAACCTGAAGAAGTACCAGAAGAACCTACACCAGAGGAAGAACCAGATATGAAATCTCCACAAGGAACAGTTCTTGAAGACGCTACTGATAAAATACTAGGTAAATTTCCTACATTAAAAACAGCTTTAGTAAAACTGCAAACCGAACAATTTAAAGAGTTCGTTGAATCGATTGATTGGGTATCTCCTAGACCAACTTCATTTAGAATAAATTTAAAAAATGGTCAAGATTACATACTTAAATGGATGGGAGATGGATTTCAAGCTCAAATACAAGGTAAAAGATACTATATAAATAAGATAGATGACTATCAACAAGCATTAGATAAATTAGAACTACTCTATAGAGAATCTCCAATGAAAGGTGCTGGAGAAGGAGAACCAGCTGATATCGATACCGGCGGCGGTGGAGGTGGAGGAGGAGACTTTCCTGGCGGAGACGGAGCATCATCAGACGGAGAAGAACCAATACCAGATGATGCGGGAGGAGAAGAAGGAGGAGCTGATTTATCCGACGAACCTGTAGACTTTGAAGCAGGAGAAGAACCAGACGCATAATGAATATTACAGATAAACTATATACAGAGTGGGCTTGGAGATCTAAAACAGGTACTCCGTCAATGGATAATGATGAAGATAGAGCTCTGCTTGATACTATTATAGGCGAAGCAACAGATAAGAATAAACCAGTTACTCCCGACGATGTAATATCTCTTATTAGCTCTATATCAGATGATCAAGAAGCTTTACAGTATCTAAGAAGATACATAAGAAACAGACCTAATCAGAATGCTTTTTTTGATTATATAAAACTTCAAAACATAGACGACAATACTCTACAATCCGGTGATGCTCCTCAGAGAGTATTTAACGTATTGGCCGATAATGATGACTTAGAAAACTATATGCTCTATATTAAAAAGACAATAGGCTTTTCTGATTTAGGTGTTAGAGGAAATTTGCTCAGTAAATTCAACGGTAAGCTTTCTGGTACTTCTGTTAAATCTCTTATTAATATTGGAGGCCAAGAGGGAGGAAGAGGAGTAGGAAAAGCTGAATTAGGTTTATCAACGCTAATTGGCGATGTTAAAATGATGAAAGGAGAAAAAGGAGATTTAGATTGGGGAGGTAAATACTTAGAAGTTAAAGGATCTGCAGCTAGATTAGGTAAAAGAGATCATTCATTTACCGGTGGAGCTGAAATAATAGATACTTTAGAAGCTCTACAGTTAGACACTAATAGACCAGACTCTTTTATGCCTGCTTTATTTAATATATCTCAAGATAGAGAAGATGTAGACTATAAAAAAAGCGTAGAACAACTTAACAAACTACTTAATCAAGTTTATGATGAAGAGTATGTTAAAAGGTATATTACACCAGAAAACTGTACCGACTCTAATAGATTAAGAGTAGCACTACAAAAAGTATATGCTGCTTCATATGCTAAAAGAGAAGGAGTAGCACACTTTATATTTGTTGATACAAGTACTAGTTTTGGAGATTATTTATCACTTGCTCCAGAACAATTAATGACTTATATAGGAGAAAATCCAAAAACGTTTTCAAGTCCTATATCACTTAAAAATGGTTTAGCACCTCAAATATTTAGGAGTGGAATCAAATAGTTATGGCAAAAGACATAAAAAAAATAATCGCACAAGAGTATATTAAGTGCGCTAAAGATCCGGCGTACTTCATGAAGAAGTATTGCTTTATTCAACACCCGACTAGAGGTAGAATTTTATTTGCACTATACCCTTTTCAAGAGAAAATCTTACACCTATTTAAAGATAACCAATATATTATTACCCTTAAATCAAGACAGTTAGGTATATCAACTTTATCAGCTGCCTACAGTTTATGGTTAATGCTCTTTCATAAAGATAAAAACGTTCTAGCACTTGCAACTACTCAAGCAACAGCAAGAAACCTAGTAACTAAGACGATTTTTATGTATGATCAGCTACCTAAGTGGTTGAAGTTGAGAGCAGTAGAAAAAAATAAATTATCATTAAGATTAAAAAACGGTTCTAAAATCACTGCTAAATCTTCAAACGCTGATGCTGCAAGATCTGAAGCGGTATCGTTACTGTTAATAGATGAGGCAGCATTTATAGACAATATAGATGAAACATATACTGCTGCACAACAAACGTTAGCTACCGGTGGACAATGTATGGCACTGTCTACTCCTAATGGAATAGGTAACTGGTTTCATTTAACATGGGAAAAGGCTGAAACAGGAGAAAATTCATTTTTACCTATAAGATTACCGTGGACGGTACATCCAGAAAGAAATGAAACTTGGCGTCAACAACAAGACAGGGACTTAGGTCCTAGAATGGCCGGTCAAGAATGTGACTGTGATTTCTTATCCTCTGGAGATACAGTATTTGAACCTGAAGATATTTCTTTTTATGAAGAAACATACCAAAAAGACCCTATGGAAAAAAGAGGAGTTGATGGTAATTTATGGATATGGGAAGGAGTTGACTACACTAAATCGTATATGGTTGTAGCGGATGTTGCTAGAGGAGACGCAACGGATTATTCTGCATTCCATATATTTGATATAGAAAACTGTGTTCAAGTAGGTGAATATAAAGGTAAAATATCACCTAAAGATTTTGGAAATGTACTAGTAGGAATAGCAGCTGAGTATAATGATGCCTTGTTAGTTGTTGAAAACGCTAATATTGGATGGGCTACTATAGAGCAGGTAATGGAAAGAGAATATAGAAATTTATACTATAGTCCTACTAATAATAGAGATACAGTAGAATCATATATGAATAAATTTGAACGTGACAAACTAGTACCTGGCTTTACTATGTCAGCTAAATCACGTCCATTAGTTATTGCTAAAGCAATCGAATATATTAGAGAACATTCTGTGCATGTACAATCAAAAAGGCTAATGGCTGAGATGAGAGTATTTATATGGAAAAACGGTAAAGCACAAGCTCAAGATAGATATAATGATGATTTAATTATTTCTTTTGCAACTGCTTTATATGTAAGAGATACTGCATTAAGACTAAGACAACAGGGTATGGACCTAGCTAGAGCGTCATTATCTTCGTTTACTAACCTTAATGCTAAGAACCAAGCTGTCATTAAAACAGTTGGTAATCAAGCAAAAAATCCTTATATTGTTAATACACCAAGCGGCGAAGAAGATATCTCTTGGTTATTAAAATAGACTATTTATAATTAAAACGTACCTTAATGGCGGATAAATCCTTATTTGGCAGACTTAGAACACTTTTTTCAAACGATGTAGTAATCAGAAACGTCGGAGGAAAGGAACTCAAAATTGCTGATGTTAACAAAATACAGAATACCGGTAGGTATCAAACGAATTCATTAGTAGACAGGTTTAGTAGACTCTATATCTATAATAACAAGAATATATTTAACCCTAATATTAATTACCAGACTTTAAGGATTCAATTATATTCAGATTACGAAGTAATGGATACTGATCCAATTATAGCTTCTGCATTAGATATCATAGCTGATGAAGCAACAGTTAAAAATGATCAAAACGAAATATTAGCAATACAATCATCAGACGAAAATATACAAAGAGTACTTTATAATTTATTTTACGATGTACTTAATATAGAGTTTAACCTTTGGTCTTGGACTAGAAACATGGTTAAGTATGGAGACTTCTTTTTAAAGTTAGAAATCTCAGAAAAGTTTGGAGTATATAATGTACTTCCCTATACAGTTTACCATATGATTAGAAGAGAAGGAGAAGATCCAGAAAATCCTTCTAAAGTAATATTTCAACTAGACCCAGACGGACTAGCATCATCTCAAAGTACTAACTATCTTCCTAAAAGAAAGTCTAATGAAAGAGTAATAGATTTTGATAATTATGAAATAGCTCACTTTAGATTAATATCAGATACTTCTTACCTACCTTACGGTAGATCATATTTAGAACCTGCTAGAAAGATATACAAACAAGTAACGTTAATGGAAGATGCGATGTTAATACATCGTATAATGAGAGCACCAGAAAAGAGAATGTTCTATATCAATGTAGGAAATGTTCCACCAAATGAGGTAGAGCAGTTTATGCAGAAGACTATTAATTCTATGAAAAAGACTCCTTATGTAGGAGAAGATGGTCAATATAACCTTAAGTTTAATATGCAGAATATGATGGAAGATTTCTATCTACCTGTAAGAGGAGGGGATACTTCTACTAGAATAGAAACTACTAAAGGATTAGATTACGACGGTACTACCGACGTTAATTACCTACTTAATAAAATGTTTGCTGCTCTTAAGATACCAAAAGCATATTTCGGATACGAAGGAGACTTATCAGGTAAAGCTACTTTAGCAGCAGAAGATATCAGATTTGCAAGAACAGTAGAAAGAGTACAGAAAATTATGGAATCAGAGCTTACTAAAATAGCTCTAGTACATTTATATTCACAAGGATTTACAGGAGAAAGTTTAACTAATTTTGAAATTAAATTAACTACTCCTTCTATTATATTTGAACAAGAAAAAGTGGCACTACTTAAAGAAAAGGTAGATTTAGCTGCTCAAATGAAAGACACTAAATTATTTTCATCAGACTATATATACGAATCTATATTTAATCTATCAGAAGATCAATATATGGAAATGAGAGACCTTGTTAGAGAAGATTCTAAAAGAACATTTAGAATAGCTCAAATAGAAGGTGAAGGTAACGATCCTGCTAAGTCAGGAACTACATACGGTACTCCACATGATTTAGCTTCTATGTACGGTAGAAGAGCTACTGCTACACCAAAAGGCGGAGGAGCAGAAGACTTACCAACAGGTTATTCTGAAGTAGATGATACACCAGAATGGGGTCAACCAGGACCAGAAGGTGGAAGACCTATAGAAAAAGCTTCTGTTTACGGCACTAATGATGCTTTAGGAGGACGTGATCCTTTAGGTGTACAAGGTATGAAAGGAGGATATCCTTCAGATAACGATAACGTTGCTGAAAATCTATCTACTCAAGCTGTTTATCATAGAAATAAACAAGATCTTAAAAATATAGTTTTTCAAAAGCAGTCAGAAAAGAAATCTAAATTGTTAAGTGAAGACAATATTAAAGATTTAGATAATTAATGCATATTTATATATAGTAAACGTATACAATGAGGATAAAACATTCAAAGTATCGCAATACTGGATTAATCTATGAACTGCTTGTAAAGCAAATTGCAGCAGATGTACTTGAAAATAAAGAGTCAAGTGCTATTCAAATATTAAAAAAGTACTATAGCGGTAAGACTACTCTAGCTAAAGAATACAAGCTATACGAATTTGTAGTTAAAAACAATTCTGTATCTCAAGCTAAAGCAGAAACTATCATTTCTACCATTACTGAGGTATCTAGAAAATTTAATCAAAAATTACTTAAAGAACAAAAGTATGCTTTGATATCAGAAATAAAAGAAAAATATAACATCGATGAATTTTTTACTGTTGATGTAAGAGATTATAAAGCATTAGCGTCTTTATACTGTTTATTAGAAGCACAGAATAATTCTAATTTAGTAGACCCTAGCTTTTTAATTAATAATAAAACAACTCTATTAGAGCATTTAACATCTAAAAAACAAATAGAAGAAGATGTAAAAGACTCTCTTATAGAGCAATATGCTAAGTACGATACTGATTTAAAACTTTTAACGTTTAAAATCTTATTAGAAAAGTTCAATAGTAAATATAGAGATCTTCTTCCTGAACAGAAGAATATACTTAAAGAATTTATAACATCAGTAAACTCAAGTAAGAAACTATTTAACCTAGTTAATAAAGAATTTACTAAAATTGCAGAAGCTGTAACAGGTTTAAGTAAAAAAGTAACTGATGATATACTTAAGATTAAGTTAGATGAAATATCAAAATCTATTAAGCCGTTAAAAAGCACTGATAGAGTAGGAGATACCCATTTAATAAATCTTATGCAATATTACGACTTAGTTAACGAGCTAAAAAGCTTATGACAAGGTCAGAACTAGTTCAGCTAGTACGAGAAGTACAGCAAGAATTAGATGAGGCTAACGTTACTAATAGTGGCGGAGCATCATTTACACCTGGCGATGGAGCACAGTATGCTACACCAGCTGCATTTGGAAAGGCTACTCGAGCGATTAAAACGCTTAAGAAGCAAGGTTACAAGCAGGTTAGTCGTCCTAAACGACCGTCACATACTAAAGGATTTGATTATTTATAAAAAATGAGAACATACACAGTAACAGAAAAGTACAGAGCCGTTAACGAAGGTAATATGGCTAAATCAGAGTTTCTAAGACAAATGAGACTTGGTTACCCTGAACATATAACACAATGGAACGGATTCAAAGATGCAGTACAAATTCTTAAGAATAGAGGACTCCTTTTTGAAGAAGCTAAACCTGTGGTAAAAGAGGAAAAAATTGATGCTATGAAATTGCCATACAGTTTAGAAGCTTTAGATAGAGGTATCAGACATGAATTTGCTGAAGCTAAGATTGAATATCATGCAGGTGCTAATATTAATATGGAACAATACAATGATGCTCTAAACAAAGCTAAAGCTAATTTGGATAAGGATCCTATGCACTATCTCAACATACTTGCTGGAAATGATAAGAACGTAGACAAAAACGATAAAATGAGACCAGTATCTGATAAACCGGATGTATTTAATGGTCTTAAAAAAGCTGACTTAAGAGAAGCTAAAACAATGCTTAAAGAAGGCAAAATGGATGACTTAGCTGAAAAGCTAGGAATAGATGTAGGTAGATTACAAGCTGCTGCTGATAGACTAAGAGAAATGGAAAGAGAAGATGCTGCTAAAACAGCCGGTAAGGTAGATGCAATGAAAGCTATTATAGATGAAGAGCCAGATGAAGTTATGAATATTAATAGATTTGGAAAAGAAAAAGAAGATCACGATAGTAACTATACTAAAGTAAAAGAGAAAGACACTAACGAAGCAGAAGGCCACATGGTAGATGAACACGAACATATGTTCTTCAGTTTACTCTTTAATCAGAAATATGACGACATATTAGATGATTATATGTCTAGTGATCAATTTAAAGGAGACGAAATTGAACTACAGGGTAAAACTGGTCAATCTAATGTATTCGATGCTGCGTATATGGATGAGTGGGAAGACGCTATCAAGCAATTTGAAGCTAATAATTACGACTATAATGAAGGAATTGAAGATGTTATTGATCCTGCTGACTACGGAGTAATAGCTCAAAATTATTTAGATGGATTTGATAAACCACATTCTTTAGATTTAGATCAATTAGAAATGTTAGGACGCAAAATTGTAAAGAGCCTATATAAAGGAGATTTTAAAGCAGCAATGGCTAGACATGGAGGTAAAAATGTGAATGAAGAACCACAACAAGAAAAAGGAGTAGCCGAAAAGAAAGGAACTGATCATGATAAAGATGGTGATATTGATGGAGATGATTATAAAGCTGCTAAAGATAAGGCTATCAAAAAAGCAATGGGCAAAGATGATGAAAAGAATGAACAGTTAAAAGAAGCTATCAAAAAGATTATAAAAAAATCTTTGAATAAAGATACCTTAAACGAAGCTGCTACTAATCATTTAGCTGCTATGGCAGATACTTACGGAGACTATAAAGGTATGACAGTAGTATTAAATGATCTTCAGAACATAGTAACAGATATTGAAAGTTATTATGCTAAACAAAAAGATAGATTAGAAGGAGTATTTAAAAAAGTAGGAGAAATACAAAATGAAGAAGGATTTAAAGTAGGAGGGTTTTTAGCACCTGCTATAGAAAGTGCTTTTGTAAAAGATTCAAGACACTTAGGAGGTAGTAGATTTATGAAAGGTGTAGAAATACCTAAAGTAAAAGTTGCTAAGTTTAATAACCTAAGACAAGAAGAAGCACCTATAGAAGCTGAAGCAGCTCCTAAAGAAACTATATTTGGTATAAATGAAAAAGGTGAGTTTAAATTAAGAAAAGACTTATAAAAGAATGGCACAACTATTAGTAGACGTTACCCCATTTAAATCAGTACTTAGAGAGTCTAAAGAAAGACCAGGAGTATATGAAGTTGAGGGTGTTATGCAAAGAGCAGTTGCGGAAAATCAAAATGGTAGAACATATTCAAAGGATATTTTAGAAAGAGAAGCTTCTAAATATGTTAAAGATTTTGTAGAAAGAGGTAATGCATTCGGAGAACTAGATCATCCTGAGTCTCCTGTTGTCTCTCTTAAGAACGCCTCTCACATAGTAAAAGAGCTATATTGGAAAGGAAACGACCTTATGGGTAAGGTAGAACTACTTAACACGCCAGCTGGTAATATAGTAAAAGAAATTATTAAAGCAGGACATACTATAGGTATCTCATCTAGAGGTACAGGTTCTGTAAAACAAACAAACGAAGGACAATTAGAAGTACAACCAGACTTTGAATTAGTATGCTGGGACTTTGTATCTAATCCATCCACACACGGTGCTTTTATGAACCCAGTAGCTTTACAAGAAGGGTTAGAAAAACCAAATAAGTTTGCTAAATTAGATAATATACTTAACGATATATTAAGAGCCTAGTCGGTTTTTGTAAACAGTATATATTTATATAAGAATATACAGTCACTTATACTGTATTAAAAACTTATAACTAACTTCATATTACGATTTCAATAATCGTACGAAACCACAAATTATTTTTATAATGAGTAAAGATTTATTCAAGCAAGCTATTGCTGAAGCTAAATCTGTAAGAGAAGCCGCTATTGCCAACGCTAAGGAAGCATTAGAAGAGTCTTTGACACCTCATCTTAAAGACATGTTAGCTGCTAAACTTCAAGAAATGGAAGAAACTACTATTGAAGAAGCTCCAAAGAAAGACGAAAAAGAAATGGAAGAAGCAAAACATGACGATAAAAAAGATGAAACTATCGAAGAAGCTCCTAAAGACGACCACAAAGACGAAGCAATAGAGGAATTAGAAATTGCAGAAGAGCCAGAAGTAGCTGAAGCTGAACACGAAGAGGAAGCAGAGGATGATTCAGAAGAATCTGAAGACGAAGCTCCTATTGAAGAGCCAGCTGATGATATGCCAGACGGAGATGAAGATATTTC